AAAGTTCCAGAAAATTTCTCATACAGCCCCACCACGCCGTCTGCCTTGCGATAGCAGGGGATGTATTCCCGCACAACCTCATGCCCTCTGGAGCATCTTGCGCTGTATAGCCTGTACTCACGCTTCGACGTTACATTTCCCGTATCCCCACGGCGATACCCAAATATGGATACAGGGCCGCCCTGATCGGCCAATGTGGCAGATAAGCTGGTTCCTCCTTTTCGCAGCCCGTCCTTGTCAAATATATTTACTAAGCGGCTGTTCAGGAAGTTGGTCTGCAATCTGTATTGCGTATTCACCGCAAGGGCACAAGATATGGATGCGCCGTTATTGAATCCATAGTAGCAGCTGCTTGCTGACAGAGGATATACGCAGTAAAATCTCGTTGCGTTGGCATCTGCTCTCGATCCCATGGGGATTCTGTCCTGCATAGCTGGGAAGGATGCAATAATCTCCATGCCGCAAGCGTTGTCTGCGATGAAATCCGTTACAATGTATGGATAGGTTTCGTCCTCTGCCGATTCAATCCATTCCACCCGCTGGTACAAGGCCCGGTTATCCGACTCTGCGCTTCCCCCGCCCCCTGCCGCCTTGCCTTGCAGGGCTGCAATGGCCTGATCCAGCAGGGTTGCCTGGGCTTGTACTTCGCCAGTAATGCGGTCAAGTTCTGTACGAATACTCATAACAGCGCCTCCCTTAAATCGCCGCCAGGGCATCTTCGATGGCGCTGGTCAGGCTTACCGTGCCGCCGCTGGTATACCCGGCAGGGATGGTCACGCTGGTCTGGGTCAGGCCGTCCATGGTGGCGCTGGTGCTGCCATTATTGGGCATGCTGCCCTCTACCTGATTGCCCGCTGCATCCACAAAGATATCCCCATCCAATACACGGGGGGCAGTTGCGGTAACGGGTGTTACATCCTGATAAGCATCCGGGATTTTCGCCACCGTCACCTTGGAAAGCACCTTGCCGCTGGTGGGCGTGATATCCTGGGCCGATTTGGTGGGCGTGGCCGACTTGGTTTCCAGGGTGATTTTTACGGTGCCCGTGCCGGAATGGTAGCCCTTGGCGATGGTGTGGCTGGTGGTGGTGGTGTCCAGGGTCTTGGCCACCGCCCCATTATTAGGCATGGTACCGGCCACCGTTTCGCCGTTGGCATTTACGATCACCTTATTGGCCAGCACATCAGCGGCCCCAGCGGTCACGGCGCTGGTATCGTTAAAGTTGGCAGGGATCGCCGCCACGGTTACGGCAGAAAGGCCATAATAGCCGCTGTCAGGGGCGATGGATTGCTGCGCCTTGGTGGGCGTTACGGATTTTGTTTGCAGGGTGTAATTGCCGCCGCCAGATACGCCGGAAACCACGCCGCTGCCGTTGTGGTAGCCCTTGGGGATGGTGTAGGTGTCACCCTCCTGCACCTGGGCATTGACCGCGCCTTTGTTTTCGATGCCATCCACAGCGGTGGCCAGGGCATCCAGCTTCGCGGTGCTGGTGGCCAGGCCCAGGTCTACCAGCTTCGTGCGAATGGTATTCCGGGCGGTTTGGATTCTGGTGATTTCGGTCTGGGTGCTCATTTCATTCATCCCCCCTTAAATCGTTTCAAGTAATACGTTGATATTCCCGATTTCCGCATATACCGCCGCCGATGTGATAGGCAGGGTGTTATCCGGTTCGGCATCGGTGGCCCGATTGACGGATAAAACGCCATTTTCCAGGCTCAAGGTTTCGTCAGTTTCAAATTGCACGCCACCTCCCGCCTCTTCGGCCCGTTGGGCGGCTGCCTCGGCTCGATCTGCTGCCTGACCCGCGATCTCGACCGCGCTACCCATGAACTCTACAGCGTCTTGCCAAGGCGTTGTGGCATGAGGAGTGGAAGGATCGGCCTGTTCGGCTCCGTTGTATACGGGGATCATCTCGCTCCATAGAGTGGGACGATTTCTGCCCGATTCGATGCCGTACACGCCGATCTGGATGTGCCCAGGCTCCTCCAGCACCTCCCAGGGGATTTCGATCTCCCCTTCGTATAGCACCACTTCCTTCGCTACGCCGTTTTTCGCTTTGAAAACAGCGGTGCGAGAGTAACCAGCCCAGGCTTCGGAGAAAGAAAACTCCGCCAGGTATTCTCCGACGGATCCCGCTACCAGCGGCTCGGTTTCCAGCAGCCGAAGACTGCGGGAGTCAACATAAATCCTCATAATTACACCTCTCACTGGAACACTTTCACGTCTGCCGTGGTGAACCCAGAAGACCCGCCCGTAATCGCGGTGCATGAAAGCGATATTGTGCCGGAGTCAATTTTATAGAATTTGTATGGGTCAGAAGCGCTGGATGTCAGAAGCAATGTTAATCTGACTGTTTCGCCACTGCCGAGCCATACGTCCCCCGGGAAAGATTCGTCGAACATAAACCCGTGGGCGTGTCCGTCCTTTGCGTATTGCTTCAGCCGGGAGGTAATCGTGGCGCTGTGGCTATCAGACTCCAGTATGGCGGTAACATACCGGTCGGACAGCGTGCTGGTCGTAGTACAGCGGTAAGGGAACCTCAGACGGTAGTTGAAGTCCCCAGTGGTGTCTACCGGTGTGCCAAGGCAGGTCAGCGGATACGAGCTTATTGCCGTGAACGAAGTCTGCATGATGGCGTTAGACCTGTAGGTCAGAGAGACGTTCCCGATGGGGCGAATCCATAGAAGACCTGGCCACGTTTCAGTCGGCTGGCTGGAACTAATGACGATGTCCTTTCCTGTCAGGACGGTAGCACCGCCCATAGACAGGTTACCGGATATATCGGCGTTCTTGATAGCCACGTTCCCTTCACCATCCAGCTCAAAGTTCCCAGACTCAACTGTGAACGTGCCGCCGGTTTTTATGCTCACTCCGGCCGGTTTCACCTCGACCGCAGTGTTTTCCACGGCCCCGACCGGGACAGTGCCGTCCTCGATCTCCGATACGCGCTGCGCTGTAAGTCTGATCGCTTCGGCGGCCTGCTCGATGGCGGTTGTGTTCCCGGCTGCAGATACGAGCGTTTGCCGCAGCTCGCTGTTCATGTCTTCCAGCCGGAGGCGGTTGAACCGCCTATATAGGTCATCAAATATCTCTTCCAACTGAGCGATCAGCCGCTTCTCCTCTGCCGTCCAGCCGGAAGGAACCCGAAGCGGCTCGTGCTGTTGAATCGTGTTATATTTATCGCTCATATCGTCTCCTTAATCAGGGTCAAGCTCTGCAACGATCATGACGCCGCTCACAAGCCTCCAGGGTGGAGAGTTGGGCGGGGATTCGATGATGAGCCTAAAACGCCGCCCGGTTCCGCCGAAATGGATCTTTTTCTGCTTGGCGCTCTTCTGGCCTCGCGTCTCCACTTCCGTAAGCGGTCGGGCAACGTACTGTTTCGTCTTAATCTTTTTCTCCGTTTGAATAGAGATACTCAGTGTGGCGGGCGCATCTTGAACCTCGGGGAGCAGATACACCTCAAAGCCGCCTTTCGTGATGCTCTTTGCGGAAAGGTCATTCCAAGGGCTCACCCAACGGGTCGCGGCCGCAGACGCTACACCTGCCTCCCAGCTATCTTCCCTCCAGCGCCAGATCTGGCCGGGGGTTGTAGAACTGGTGAAGTACAGGGTGTCTTCCGTAGCGAGAAAATCCTCTACAAACACGTCGTCGCGCAGCAGCCAGGTGTTGTCCACCGGGTTGTACACGATGACCGCGTTATTGATCTCGCTACCGCTCAGCGGGATCGCCAGGTAGTACCTTCCCTGCCACATCGTCGCAGAGGCATTTTCCAGTCCCTCTCGGCGCATTTTCTTCCATACGTCCTCTGCGTACTGCTGGTAGAAAGGGCCCACGGCGAGGCCGTCGTAAGCCACAACGCCTTTATCGGAGAGCATAAGGATTCGCTCAGTGTCAACGGCGATGGTCTTTTCGTAGGCGCACCCGCCGCCGTACTGCTCTTTGAAGGTGTATTTGCCAGGGTCAGTACCCAGCACGCGCCACACACGGGTGCGCTTAAAGGCGATAAGCTGGCTGCCGAAGGCCCGGAGCGCAGTGAAGCTGTCGCCGTCCCAGGAGGGTTGGTTCAGATCTCCGGCCCCGTCTTCGGGGATTTCTACATTCGCCGTCCAGTTCGTGGGGTCGTAGGGCGCAGAATACACCAGCATGTCAGGGTCGTTCTTGATCGCCCCGCCCCAGATGCGCTCTGCGTACCGCTCGATCACTCCGAATTTCTTGGGAGTGGGCACAGCGCTCACGCTCAGATTGTCGCCCCGGATCATATACATCCCGTCGTCGGCATTGGAGATCAGCAACACGTCTACGCTGGCTGTGCTGCCTTCTGGATTGATTTCGTAGGTCACCCAGCTCCACTTATTATTCGTGAAACTGACAGGCGTAGAAAGCTGCGTCCACGCAGATGCACTGGGGAGCATGGCGTAGAGTTTACCGGCGCTGGCGGCCACCAGAAGATCCTTTTCGTCATCCTGCGTGTGCCAGCGCCGATGCAGCCGCATCAGTGTTTCGATAGGAGCCGCAATAGTGGGCAGGAGCAGTTCGCAAGCCGCGACGGGCTGCAGAACGCCTGCTCGCGTCTCCACATTTACGGCATCCGCAGCATAGGTCGGGTCGGAGTTGATCCCCTCGCCGTACTGCATGAGCCCCTTAAACTGCGGAATGCTCAATGTGGCGTCATATGCGCCGATGCTTACATAACCGCTCACTGCTTCTCACCTCACCAGGGAATGTTCTTGAAGTTGCGAACCTTCCCGTTTTTTCCGTTCTCACTTGTAATTTGCGCGAAGATTTCTTCCGCAGAACTGCGGAAGGCAAATCCCCGATTCTGCTTCTGTGCGTTCCCGTTGCAGTAGATCAGCCAGGTCGCCCAATCAGCGATGCTCTTATGCGACCAGGAGGGGATCTTGGGCACATCAGAATCGGTCTGCAGAGAAGGGAACTCTTCCTCGCCGACATGCTGCCCGGCGTAGGCATGAATCAATCTGTCATAGCCCTCGTTGATGTACCCGAGCAGGTATGGCATAAAATCACCGAGATCGTCTGCGTCATTGTTGGTCTGAAACATGACCAGACTCTTGATTTCGCCTACGGTCATTCTCATTCACCTCAGATCAGGGGGTACCGCTGGCGAAGCTGCTCAAATACAGGGACGGGTACGTCCACCCATTCGCCGCGCTTCACATAGTAGCGGTTCTCAGCACCATCGCGGTTGGTGATGGTGACGTGTTCATAAGGGTCGGTTTTCATACCGGCCTCGGCTTCAGGAGCAAGGGGGAGAAGCACCTTCACGCGGATGCATTCTTCCTTCTCAGCATCGACAGGAGTGGCGACGGTGATGCCGTCCTGCAAACGTTCAGCGGGTTTCTTGGTAGCCGCAGTTGCCATAGTGATTCATGTCTCCTTTCATAAACAGTGAGGCCCCGGCTGCTATGAGCCAGGGCCTCACTTTTTCAATTAGGCAGAAGCACCGGATTCGATGCGCACAATGAAGTCGTCCTGCAGGATTGCAGTGCAGAAGCCCTTCACCTTCCAGGCGATAGTGCCGCGCTGCTTCAGGGGGTCGGCAGCACCGGAGGAGCCGGGAGCGTTGATGATGATTTCCACGTTCCGGCCATCGCCGCCCAGTTCCACGGAGCCGTAGCTGTCCTGGGCATAGACCAGGGTGGAGTACACAGGAGCACCGGAAGCGCCGCCACCGTAAGGCACAACGCTCAGGGTGTTGGCGGTAGTCCACTTGGCTGTTACAGTAGCAGCAGGCACCCAACGGAACTTGATCTTCTTGTTCTCCACGTCAACGCTCTCAATGCACATGGGGGTGGTGTACTTGGTGGAGCTTTCGGTGTACTGCACGTTCACCATCAAGCCAGTCAGCGCACGCGCGACATCGGGGGTGATGGTGTTTACGGAGTAAGTCAGCTCGCGCTTAACGGCGTCAAAGTTGGCGGAAGCGACGATGCTGGCAATGCTCCCGGTGATCGCGGACTGAGCGGTAAACACCATAGCGTTGGTAGATTCAAAGAGCTTCACCTTGTAGATGGTGCCCAGCTCATACTTCTCCACCTTGGCTTTGTCCTGGTACTTCGCGACGTCCACCCACATGGCGTCGCTGGTCAGATCGAAGTACACGTCGGTGTGGGTGATGCCGTGGAAGAAACCATCAGCGAAAGGCTTGGCGTTGGCGCGGCGCAGGGTGCGGACGGCCTTCTTGATGTCCTGGTAGGTCAGCTTGTCGGAGGCAGTGATGGTGCTGCGGGAGGTGTTGCTGCCAGCGTACTGGACGTTCAGACCGGCGTTGAGGGCATTACGGCTGATGGTGTCCAGAGACAGGGAGGCCTGGTCAGATAGCAGAGTCACGGCCTGCTGATGCTTATCGTTGAGCAGGTAGAAGTTCAGTTCATCGGTCACTTCGATGTGACCGCCGTAGGGCTTCACCATGGCAGTGAAGGCAGTTTCTACCATGGTCTGGCCTTCAGGAGTTACACCTTCCACCAGGGGAGTGGTGATGGCGGGCAGCGCGGTCATGCGCCGGAAGGTAACGGTCTTACCGTTGTGCAGGGGCAGAACCTGACGCTGGGCGTCACGGTTATGCACCATTTCGGGCTTCACGTTGGGAAGGAAGGAACGATGGTAGTACTGCACCACAGAAGGCGCAACGCCAGGGGAATAGCTATAATTCAAATGGTCAAAAACAGCCATTTTAAGTCAACTCCTTGTTATCTTGCATCGTAAATTTTACCGGCGGCAAGATTCTCCTGGAGCTTTTTGAACTGGGCATCGGACATATTGGTGATGCTGAGCTTGCTCGCTCCTACGCCGTTCGGGGTGCGAACGGGGGAGGGCATGTGTCGGTTACCGACAATGGCATCCGCTACGTCGTAAAAATCCCATTCTCCGCTCAGGACTTTCTGCCGCATTTCGGGCTTTTCCTGGATCGTCCGAACAACGTCAATGCCGTACTTGGCATTAACCTTGTCGGCCTGGGCTGCCAGCAGATTCGCCCGCTCTTTAACAGCGGGATTGCCCTCCTGGCTGGGCGTGGTGGCGGGCTTGGCTTCGGGAGCTGCCTTGGGCGCGTCGACAACGCCGTTCTTCAGCTTCACATATTCAAGCGCGCGCTCCTTGGATTTGAACTCCCCAGCGGCGACCAGATCATCGGCCTGACGGGCGTAGAGGCTTTCCTGCAGCGGAGCCATACGCGCCTCAAACTCCGCCCGGAGGCGGGCTTCCAGCGCGGCTTCGGCCTTCGCTACAGCATGATCCACACGCTGACGCACCCAGCCGGGTTCTTTCCGGGAGGGAGCAGCCGTTTCGGCAGGTTCGGGCTGTTCAGCCGGTTCAGAGATCAAAGATTCCAAGGCTTCAAGAGGCGTTGCCTCTTCCTGCACGGGATTCAATGCTGCGTCGTCCAGCACATTCCCCTGCTCCATGTTTTCGACCGTTTCGTTCATGAGGGACTCCTTTCGTCCCGCCGTGCAATTCGCGGCGAGAAGCATTTATTCAGTAAGGCGATTGATCGGCCTTGCTGGCATGATGGATTCCCGCGCCTGGTTCACCAGATGCGCGGTCGTGCCGGGGCCTCCCCCGGCCTGGGCGGCTTTCGTACCGGCGGCCTGGGGCGTAAAGCCCTTGCCGCTGGAGGCTCCAACGCTTGCCAAGGCGTTGGTCATCTGAGTGGAGGTCTGCCGCAGACTATCGTTCTCCTTCTGCATCTGCGCGAGCTGCTGCATGAGCTGCTCGTTGTTCTGCTGGAGCTGCTGCATCTTCTGCTGGTGGGTTTCGTTATCCTCAATCACGGGCAGCAGCCTGTCCTTGCCCTCCACATTCATCATCCGGAACAGCGCAGACAGCGGGAAATACTGCTGCGCCTGGGCGGCCATCGTATACGCCTGCATGAACAGATTGTTCATGGAGTCGATGCGAGCAGGATCGCGGGACACGATCTCCACCTGCACGTTGTAGGGAGGCGGTGCTACGGCCCCTTTGCTCCTGTGCCCAAAGAATTTCTTGGCGTTCAGCGCCACCTCCCGGAGTTGTCCGTTACGGCCAGTTACCAGGAACACGCGCTTGTCGTCGTAAAACTCGGACATCAGCCACAGAATTTGCTCGATCATCTGTTTGAAACCGATGTTCAGCACACCAGTGCGAAGCTGCTGCACTTTGCCGCCTGCGGTCTGCAAAGCAGTGAGCGCCTTGCCGGAAACGATACCCGCAGTCGTTTCGCCGCGGGTGAACTGGTTCGCGCCAGAGTCCTGCTTCAAATCGTTCTGGAGCTGCAGCATCTGATTGGCGATCATGCCATTAAATGGGGCGGATTGCACCCAGTTCCAGTCCTCGCCCTGCGTAACACTGCTGCCCTCAATCAGATCCTGACTCCAGTCCGCCAGCGCCTCCCGGTCGATGCCGCTGTTCTTACGGACGATCATTCGGCCCTTGGAGGACATGCGCAGATTTGTGTCAATGTACCGGGCATAGCGGTTAATGTAGCGCATCATCGGGGCCAGCTCAGTCACCAGCCCCTCGCCCACCATGGAGCCCTCAATCGTGGAATGCACGTCGATGACAAACGGGTACATCCCGTGAGCATACACGTTAGTGTGGTGCTCCAGTAAAGCGCCGCCAGCGCAATACGCCACGTTGATGCTGTGCTTCCTGGTGGAGGCATTGTACGTGCGATACCAATACTCCAGCAGCATGGCGCGGGGCTCGTCGTCATTGATCTTCTCCTGCTGGGAGGGCGTCATACCCACGTTGTTGTGCGAACCTTCCTCGGCGTTCACATACGCCGCCTTGTCAGGGTAATGCTCGGCATACCAGCTCAGAGGATGCCAGGACACCTTGATCAAGGCGCGGGCGTCCTGCAGAGAGTCCGTCTGGTTGTCCCACAGGAAGGCCTCCACGGGCCAGCGGATCAGGGCGATGTCGCCCTTGCCGTTGCCCATGTCAGGATCCCACACGATCTGCGTGATAGCCGTTCCGGGGACGTAAAAGTCTTCTGCGCGGCGGCGATGCAGTGCATCATAGGCATTCACGTTGTAGATGATGTGGTGAAGCAGGTCCTGCAGATCCATGACCGCTTCTTCCTTATCCGGGGTTTCGGGCGTAAGCCGACCTTCAGGCATATTCTGCATCTGGTCTGCTACGCAGTTATTGATCGTGCTTTTCAGTGTCTGAAGCTGGAGTGTCTTTTCCTTCGTGTCGGCATTATCCTGGTGCGGATCACGCAGCCGAACGATTTCGCGGGCGGTGGCCGCCTCCTCGTGGAAGGGCCTGCAAGCCTGCTCAAACAGCTCCAGCCTCGCGTAGATGTCCTCGACAAACTGCTTGTCCTTTTCGTCAAGCGGCTGCTCAGACACCACCGCGATGGTCAAATCTTCCATGTCAGTTCCTCCTGAAAGGATCGTATTCATGCGGCGGCGCAGGAGCCGCCTCGGTCAGCGCCAACGGCCTGGCCATTAGGAAGTAACGAGTGTCGTCGTAGGCATGATCTTCCGCCTCAGTGTCCACATCTTCGGGCTTCGTTTGTGAGTAGGGAAGAGTAGGCACAGTGCGAATCCAGTCCTGGCAAGTGTTGAATATGTAGATTCGCGGCTTGCCCTCAGACGAAAAACGCAGCCTCTCATGAAGCTGCATTTTGCCCGCCAGGCGGGTGTTGTCGCCCTTACGGAAGTACACGCCTGCGTGCTTATTGTTCGGTTTCATCTGGTCGGCCACGCTCTCACCCCGGCTCTGATCGAAGATAGCCGGGTCGGCGATGCGGTCGATGTAGATGTTGTCGGCGATCTCCTCCGCCTCCAGGGCGATGATGCCCTCCGC